CATGTGCGGCAATGGGGTGGTGGCGCCGGTCGCCGAATGGATTGGGCACCGCCTGGTACGGGTCGATAGCCTGCTCGCATGACGGACGGCACCTTTCTCCACGCTGACGCCCGCTGTCTTCCGCTTTCCCCCGAGAGCATCGACGCAATCGTGACCGACCCGCCCTACGAGTTGGGGTTCATGTCCAAAACCTGGGACGCCTCCGGGGTCGCCTATGACCGCGCGACGTGGGCAGAAGCTCTACGCGTGGCGAAGCCGGGCGCGCACCTCCTCGCGTTCGGCGGCACCCGCACCCACCATCGGCTGATGGTCGCGGTGGAGGATGCGGGCTGGGAGATTCGTGACGTGCTGATGTGGCTGTTCGGTAGCGGTTTCCCCAAATCAAAAAACGTCGCGGGAGCAATCGATCGTGGCGAAGGATTACCGAATCGCGGACATGCCGTCGCACACGCAAGCCACACGCACCCCACTACCGGTGAAGCATTACTCAGTGGCGAAGACCTTCACGCTTATCAGGGACAAACTGAGCGGTCGCGCCAATGGGAGGGCTGGGGCACCGCGCTGAAACCCGCCTACGAGCCGATCGTGCTGGCCCGCAAGCCGCTCATCGGCACCGTCGCCCAGAACGTGATGGCGTACGGCACGGGCGCGCTGAATATCGACGGGACGCGGATCGAGAGCGAAGACGGATTTGAGAAGGCATGGGATCGCCCCGTCACAACGAATATCTCCGCAGCCCCACAGAACTACGGGATCGACGGGGATGCGACACACACAGTCGATCTAACCAAATACAAACCAACTGGCCGATGGCCCGCCAACCTGATCCTCGACGAAGAGGCGGGGCGCTGCTGGATGCCGAGAATGACGACGGTCCCTCCCGCTTCTTCTACAGCTCAAAGGCCGGACGGGCGGAGCGAGAGGCGGGGTTAGCAGGGTTCGCACCAGAGCGCCGCAGCGATGGCCGTGCCAAGGACATCGAGAACCCGTGCCTTCGGACGGACACCCGCCGCAACGATCACCCCACGGTCAAGCCGATCGGCCTCATGCGCTACCTCTGTCTTCTGATCACGCCGCCCGGCGGGACCGTGCTCGATCCATTCTGCGGCAGCGGCTCAACCGGGATGGCGGCGCTGGATGCAGGCTTCGGCTTCATCGGCTCCGACCTCGACCCGCACTACCTCGCCATCGCCCAGCAGCGTGCGGCGTACCGGCACGACTTCACCGCCGCGCCGGTCGTGCCCACGACGACGAGCGACCAGGGCCGCTTGTTCTAAAACCCGCTCACATCACGACTCGCGCAGGTGCTCCCGGAGGCGGGAGAGGCTCGCCGACAATGTGATCGCGGTCGCCTCCAGCTCGTCAACACGAGACTCCAGCGCCGCTAGTTGTGTTTGTGGTGCCGCCGCAGTCGCAGGCACGATCGTCAGCTTGGGCCGGGCCGACTCGGGCATGCGTGTGCCGGTCGCCACTTCGCCGACGGTGCGCCACGGTGCCGATTCCCCACTGAGCAGATCCGATATATCAGCACGGAAATCGGCGAGGTGCAATGCCGGCCCCACGTCCTCGGCCCGGGTCCATCGGTCTAAATCTGCGTGTTCAACGATCGCGTCCGCAAGGTGGGGCCACTGCTTCACGAGATTGCCGACGAGCAGGAGAAGCGAGATGCGCGTTTCCTGGGACCAATGCGCCGAGGCATTCATCACGTTCTCGATGCCGATGACCCCGATGTCACCGCGTTTCCCCTCCACGTCCGGGTGGGTCGTCGGCCACGCTTTTGAGGCAGCCATCCGGTATTCCTTGACGTGGAAGGCGAGCTGCTCGTCCGGTACGCCGTCAAAGACCGTGCCGTCGGCATCGATGTAGTAGTGGATGCTGAAGGAACCCGTGCGGTCGCCCCATTTCAGGGCGTCGAGCGCCGTGTGTGGGTTGGGGTTGCCGTCCGTGTGCAGGCAGATCGCCCTTGGTATCCCGGTATTGATCACCGGGAAATTCTTGAACTCAAACTGCTCGATCGGGTACGCGTCCCGCACGGCTACTTCTCGCCCCGTTTGACGAGGCTGCGGCCGAGCACGAGAGCCACGCCGGCGGCGCCGCTGCTGATGACACCCTCGGCTTCCAGGTCGCCGACCAGGGCGATTGCGGCGACGCCGATCACGGCCAATGTCTCCGTGCGAAGCAAGCGCGCCAGCAAGCTGTCGATCGCGGCCTGTGTTTGCGGAAGGAACGTGCGCTGTTTCCGTGGCATGGGTTATCTCCCTAAATTCCTGTGCCGAGCCAGCTCAAGAAAATCGTGACGACGATCATCGCGCCGCTGACGACACCGATCGCTGTGAGAATGTGCGTGGTCATGGTCAGGCTCCCGTGGCGATAATGGCAATGAGGCTCGCAATCGCTGCCCCGCCGACCCCGAACATCGCCAGGAGTAATTTGTCGAGGCGCTCGCGCAGCATTTCGATCGACCGTCGCTGCGCGTCAATTTCATCATCGAGGTGCTCCAGCATGACCCACGTCGTCGCGCGAAAGGTATCGCCATTGGCGTCGGGCATGGCCGGGCGTCTCGGCATCTAGCGCCTCCGCTTCGTCTTGCGCACCTTTGCCGTCTCCACGGCCCCCAGTTGCCGGACCGCGGCCTTCCGGGTGCGGTGCGTCCCCAGCGTGCGGCCGCTCTTGGCGGTCACGACAAACTTATCGCCGCGCTTGCGGATCACCCGGGACCATCGAAGTAGTCGGCCAGTGCGCCCTTGATCTCCGCCACGGTGCCCGCGCGGGACAGGGCTGCCTTGACCACTTCACGCGGCGTCGGGGGTGGCGGCGGCGGGATCGGGTCGGTGATTCGCTTGGCGCGCCCACGCGGGTCTTTCTCGCCGTCGGCGACCTCAACCCCCTCCACCTCACCAGGGGCATAGTCGTGCGCGGCACCGATCTGGTCCGCCCACGCTTGGAGATCAACCCTGAACTCACCGTCGCGATGTTTGCTCGCGGCAAACCATTTCTTCCCAACTTTGGCATAGCGCGTAGACATATCAGGCCAACTCCTCGTAGGCGAACCATGATCCTTTTAGCAACTTTGTATCGCTGGCGTGTGCTGAAGCCTGCGCCCACTGGAGTTTCACAAGACGATTGGTCCCATCGCAAATCAACATGCCGGTAGCGATTGCCGAAACGGTGCGATGCCACGACCCATCGGTAAACACCGACGTGACTTCCCCTTCCCACTTCATCTCCCCCGTGAAGGTTCCCCCGGTGTTCGCATACGTCAGCATGTAATCAGCCGCGCCGCTCGACGCCACATCGATGTTGAGCTTGAAGTCCGCACTGGAATTACCAGTGACAAGTAGCGCCATCGTGAAGGCGTAAATCTTGTCCGCCGTCATGGTGAAGGTCAAATCGTCGTCGTCTTGAAGCGTGACTGAATTATTGACCGTTTCGTCAGCTTCTTTGACGAGATAAGTGGCACCACCACCAGCAGCAGCGGGTCCATAGAACGGCATGGGTTTCTCCTAACTAATCGAGTAGGGCACGAAGCCGTTTCAGTTCAGCCTCGCTCAGTGGAGCCTCTGATGGCTCTTTCGGTGGAAGCGAAACAAATGTGCCTTTTCTTGGATCGCTCGCGCGATCGACCGCCTCCAGCTCCGCCGGGTCCATGTCTAAGGCCTTCGCGATGTTGGCGCAGTGGTTCTCCGGGGGGATCTCCAGGGCGCTGCCGCCCCACTCCAGATCCTTCACCCACGCGCCGGTCGCCTTGACTCGCATGTATCGCTTCTTGGTCATGATGTCGCCACCGTAAAGACATGCATATCGTCGCAGGAGCAGGTCGTGTCTGAATTCGCCCCATTGTACGTCAAGGTGATTGATGTAATATCGGCCGTTGGCGCGTCAGCACTGTAGGTGGGAACCGTGGGGTTCCCAGAGCCACCGAAGGCTGACACGGCCCGGAGGTAATTGGCCGACCGTGGCGGAATGTAGATGGTGGTACTCCCCGCCTGGGCGCTCGACGTTGACAATGTGGCGATCCCGGTCGCCCCACCGGCTTGCACAACACCCGTGCTATTCAACTTGAGGCCATAGCTGTAATTGTCACTCGTGCCGGATGTCTTCCGAATCGAAGCCCGAATGAGAATCGGTTTCGTAGCGGCGATCGAGAGGGAAGTGACTGAGATCAGGTCCGTCTCACTGGTCGCATTGGACGAGGCCTCGGTGAGCTGGGAACCCTCGTGCGTCAGCGCCCCGGTGCTCGCGGCCCACGCGAAGTCAGATGCGTCAGCCGCCATCGTGAGGACGGTGTTCGCCGCACCCTTGGCAAGGATGGCTGCGGTGCCAGAAGAGGCACCTTTGAAAAGGCCACCGGTCGTGATCGCCGAGGCATCGAACTCCAGGCCGCCCGCTTCATGCTTGAGCAACCCAGCCGCCGTGGAGGTTGTGATGTTGGACGACCCCAGCTCCAGCGTGCCACCCACGTCGAGATTGCCGGTCAGGGCGGTGGCCCCGATAAACGCCACGTTGCCGTCTGAGTCGATGCTGCCAACAGTGACCCCAGCGGAGTCCTGAATACGGAACTCCTGCGTCCCGCCGGCGTCGGGCAAACGAATCGTGAAATTGTTGCTGCTGAGCACGCGAAGGAAGTAGGCCAGCGTGGACCCGCTGTCGCCCTCCAGATGGTCAATAATCTGATTGAACTGCGTACTGGTTGCCGTCGCGTTGGCAACGGCTCGTGTAATTGCCATTTAGGTGCCCCATCCCTTCTCGTCCCAGGCGTCCTCGTCCCAGGTTAGGGGGTCAGGATTCTCCGTCGTCTCCGAAATCTCAATCAGGCTCACCGTATGGAACCGCACATCCCCTGACTGTGCGGGGGCGGCACCGGCGCCGCCAATATCCAGTATCCGAACGATGAACGTCCGGTTATCCCGATCATAGAACGTCACGCGCTGCTCAGCGGCACCAAAGAGGTGTTCCTCGGCTGAACGCCCAGCTTCGCGCAGTGCCCCGCCGCCGCCGCGTTGGTTGGTCAGGTTGCTGATCATCAGATCCAACTGCCAACTGCGTTTGCGCGGAGGGTTGAGCGTCGTGTTGAAGATCCACCCCAAGGCGCGGGGTGAGAGGGTGTTATCCGTGTTGCGCCCTTCGATAATCCAGCGGATACGGTTGAACTCCACCTCATCGGTGACGATCGTTTTTTGCGTGCCGGCCGCGTTGGCGACCACCAGCGACGTTTCCGTCCCGTTGTTGTCGATCTCATACGACAGTTCGATCGCCCGCCCACCCGTCGTGCTCTCGGACACGATGCGGCCCGCGTTGAGGAACTTGCTGAAGAGCTGCGCACCGACCGTCATCCACGGGCCGTACGCCTTGTTCCCACTGTCGCTGATTTCAAAGCGGTAGTTGCTGTCGTCCTCAGGCCGCATCCCCGATCGCGGCAGAATCACGTATCGCACCGCAGTCCCGTAGCCAAAAACCAAGCACGGGTTGCTCGTCTCCGGCGTCCCCGGCCCCAGCACGATCATTGCGCCGCAATCGTTCGCGCCGAGGTACACGAAGGGGTGCCAGCCGGTTTGGGGGTTCCCGTCCCATTTCTGGAGGTAGGTGTCCCCATCGCTGTTTTTCGTCGCAATATAAAGAAAATCCCCATCGCCCGTAATCGCCGTGATCTGACCGTTGACGACCGGGTTCCCGACCGGAAGTCGCGGATAGACGAAGGTGAAGGAGGGATTGCCACCCGCCGCGGCCTGCGGGTCGAACTGCATCAATCGATCGCCGTACGGCACGTAGATCCGGCCATCATTCCAGAGGAACGGGTTGGTCCCGTTGTCGGTCCGTTGCATCTGCCGCCCGCCGGTCCACACGTCCTGCGGAGTGGTGCCGTCGAAATCCCAGATGCCCTCGACTTTGAAGAGATGAATGCGGTCATCCGCCGTCAGCAGGCGCTGCACCGTTTCACCCGCCACACCCAAATGCGTGCTCGCCGACCATGTAGTCCCGCCGCTGCGGGGCGCTTGCGTAACGCGAATCTGTCCAGCGGTGTCTACCGCCCAGAGCTGCGGCGTGTTGCTGCTCTGCCCCCGCACCGTGAAGTCGATGTAGTTCTTGTCGTCGGCGCCGGAATCGGACCACGTAATCCCATCAGTGGAATAGACGTAAATGTCCGAAGCGCCCGTTGCGGCGACTAAAACGGCCGCATCATTCGACTCACTGAACTCCACCACCCCACCCGTGAACGCCTTATCCGCGCCCAGGTCGTGTCGCTGCGTCCACGTCGTCGCGCTCAACTCGTAGAGGTAGCGGCCGGCGGTGACGAAGATGCCCAAGCTGGTTTCGCTGAAGGCGAAGGGCGCCGCGGCGACCCCGCTGGTCGTCTGCTGCTCCGGCGAGAGGTAGAGCCGGTTGGGCCAACTGAGATCCAGCCCCTTGGCGTAGTTGTAGCGAAGGGTGGCAATCGGTGTCTCACCAGGACCAAGCCCACTCTCGGCACGCTCCGTCCCGGCACCCCCACGGAAATCCTCAAAGGCCACGGGGATGTCCACACGGGGGTCTTCGTGCTCGTAGGAGAACGGCGTCGTCCGCTGCTGTGGCGCCAGGTCGGGAGCCAATCCCGGACGATATCCCGCGATATTGCCCTCCGGGCTGTTGACGAGCCGGTAGCCCATCTTCACCCCGCCCCATTCGAGGTAGATATCAGCAGTGCGGCTGTCGAGTGTGGGACTGACCATACGCTACCCCCACACGCTCCGCGCCTGTGGCGTCGCCGGGAGGGTAAAGGGCCACTTCACCGCGTACTCCCGGCGCCGCTCCTCCACCACGCCCACCCGCTGCAATACGGGGTTCTGGTCGTCGACCAGTAGACCCTCATCTTCCAGCAGGATGCGTGCGGCCGTCGCCAGGAGGAGCTGGCTGCTCGCGTCATCCACTTCCATCGTGTTGGTCACTTGTGAGCTTGCCGTCGCGCCCAGGGCGCTCAGGGTGGTGCGTCCCACCAGCCGCAGGTTGATCCCCCGCGGCGGGGTGGCGCGCGTCTCAAACGTCTGTGTCGTGTCGTCGCGGCGAATCCGTTCCGGCACGCGGTCGAAGTAGATGTCCCGCACGCGCGATGCCGAACCGTAGTAGAGCCACGCCCGGTTCCAATACGCCGTAATGGGGTTGGAATCGTTGTCCACATCAAAGACGGCCGTCAGCGTCGAACTGTTGTTTTGACGGATCGTCTTTTCCACCGTCAACAGTTCCCAGCCGCGACCCTGGTGCTGCGTCCCGCTCGTCGCGCCGCCGTCATCGAGGATCTGCAAGCGAATTTTGTCGGCGAGGTTGGAATAGACCCACGCCGCGAAGGTCATCTTGCGTCCCGCGGCCCCACTGGCGCTCGCATCATTCGCCATCGATCCGACAACCTGGCTGTACGTCCCGGCGGTCGACGCCGCGACAACGAACTTCGTGCAGTCCTCGCGGTATTTGGGCACCTCGAGATCGGCATCATTCTCACTGACGATGCTGGCCGTGATGCTGCTTGCCGCCCAGTTGGTGACGACATCGCCGCGCGGGTCTTGAATGAAGTTCCACGCTGGTTCCGGGGGGACCGCGTTCTCTTGGAACACATAGGCCGGTCCCTTGCGGATCGTGGACGGGATGGCAAAGGTCTGCGTGCTGCCGTCGCTAAAAACCGTGTCGTCATAGACGATCTGCGCTAGGTCGGGATACCCACGTAGACGGGCCTTGTCGAGCGCCGCAAACTTGCGTGCCGGGTCAAAGCGGTGGAGATCGTACGTCTGGCCCGATGGAGCCTGCGCGGCAAAGGGGGGCGATACCGTGGCGGTGCCGGTGGCATCCGCAAAGCTCGTGATGCGCCGAATCGCATAGGGGTTCGCCGCGCCGGTTGGGCGCAAATACCACCCGCGAATCGCATCATTGCCAAAGCGGCGCAACCCCGTATCAATCAGGGTGCCCCCGCTGGATGCGCCGGCCGACGTTGTGGTCGACGACCAGTCGTCATTGAGGAAATCCGATAGGGCGGATAGGAGTTGGGCACCCGTACGGCTCACAGCATCTCCCTCGCAACAGGGTTACGGACTGTTCCGATAGACCATGTTGACAACGAGGCCGGTCGTGGGATCGGTATTCCCTGTGGATGTCGTTGTGCAGGCGTAGGTGATGGCGTTCTCAAAGAAGATTCCGGCCCCGAAATCCTTGTCCATCGCCCCGTCTTTCGTCCCGTCCCCAGCAGGGACAAAGAGACTCTGATTGGGCGTGGTCGAGCCCACAGTGACGCTCCCGGAGGCCACGTCGAACAACTGCAAGTACGCATCTGCGGCGTTCGGGTTGCTAGCCTCCACTGAGAGCAGCCAACCAGGCCCGGCGAAGGCAACCTGGGCGGTGTTATCGCCGTCGGCGTCAAACTGCATCGTGGTCTTATAGAGCGTCATCAGCCACTTTCTTCCCGCGCGACGCACTGGCGCTTACGGCAGCCGGTACGTCGTCAATCTGTCCCTTTTTCGCCAGCTCCATGATCGCTTCCAGCATTTGCTGGTTGCCATCGCGCTCCGCGGCGCGTTCGCGTGCCGCATCCTGCTCGCGAACAAAGGTGTGAATTCGAGTGTGCTTGGCGCGGACGTGCTGTTCGACATCCTGCGCCGTCGCGAAGTACCCGGTCTTGCCACACTTCGGGAATCCCTGGCCCACGAACTCCTCGTAGCGCGCATGGTCCGGGTGCAGCCAGCACGGCCATTCCCCAGGCGCCACGCCACTCGATGGCGGCGAGGTCCGAAAGATGCGCTCCCCGGTCGCCTGGTCGCGCTTGCTCAGCATGTGGGCCAACGTGCCGTTGCCCTTGTACTTGCGCACCAGCGAGGAGACGCCTGTGCGCTGGTCGTAAACCACGGCGTGATCGCGATCGATGGCGTCGTCATCGTGCATGGGACGCATCGGGAGATGCCCGTTATCGAGTGCCCCATCCTCGTCATCGATGAGGGCCTGGATGTCCATGTCCGACAGGTCGACCTTAGGCATTGCGTTGGACCTTTCCCAGCGGGCCGAATTGACTTCGTGCCGCTTTCCATGCACGCAACAACGCGTTGCGCTCCATCAGTTCGTTCAGGTACGCGGCGCCCGTCGCCGGCTGGGCTTTATGCCGAACCGGTAGCAGGTGCCGTTCCCGAGCAATATCGAAACACTCCCCCACCGTATTCCACTCGCTGGGGTCGTCCCCGACGCTGGGAATATCAAAGGGGTGTGCCGTAAAGGCGTCCTCCGGACCCATGTCATCGACATAGGCGCGGAGAACGCCGTCACGATTGGTCTTGACGATGCGCCAGCGACGACCGTCCTTGTTCCGTTCCGCGTAGATCCGTGCCGGATCGTTGGGACGGAGCAGGAGAGTCGCGTTGTGCACTTGCGCCAGATGCGCTTGGGGGTCTGTGCAGGCACCTAACTCCTGACAGGTGCTGTCGGAGCAGGCCAACGCCTGCGCAGACCCCGTTTGCGCGAATCCGGTTACGGCGACCATTAGGTCGCACTGCCGCCGATGACGGCAAAGTGCAGCACGATTGCCTCACTGAGCGCGCCTCCGGAGGCGTTTGAAACCGTCGCCTTGAATGAGCCCGAGGCCACAGCGGAAACACCGACGAGGTACGACCCCGCCGTTCCGGCCGAACCATGGTTCAGTACAACCACATCGGCTGCACCCACCGTGGAATTCGTCACCGTGAAGGTCACCTCTACCCCCGCAGCCAAGGCCGCACCGTTCATGGTGATCTGCCCGGTGTGCGTATTGAGGGTAACCCCCGTGCTCTTGCTCGACGCCTGTGTGATGGTCCCACCATCGCTGAGTTTGACATCGCCTGGGAAATCTTGATTCCCCGAGGTGTCAACCGTCGCTGCCACAGTGCCGGCAACAACCGTCTGGAGGGTGCCGTCAGTTGGACGCCACATGCCGTACGCCGTGGGAGGAATTGGTCCAGCCATGACTCCTCCTTAGTTGGTGCCAGCGGTGAGCTTGCGAATCTGCACGGCCACAACCGCGTTGCGAGAGTCAAGACAGAACGTCGGTGCCAGCACCGTCCCCGTTGCCACCGCGGAAGACCGCGTGTGCAACACGCCGTTGCCGGCGTAGGTGTAGTGCTCGCTGGAGTCGATGTCCCAAATCTCGAACGTGAAGTCACCGTCGCTGTTGTTGTTCGTCAGCCGCAGGCGCTGCCAGACATTGTTGGAAATGTCGTTCGCGCCGGTCAGGGCCGTTTGCGCCCCATCCGTGTCTGCGTTGACGCTAACAGCCTGCCAGGTCGCATCCTGCTGACGCTCCATCATGAACCCCACCGCGTTGGTGGCGTTCGTCTGAAGCGTGCCGTCTTCGTCTTCAATCGGCACTTCGCCCGCGGCGTTCTGATCGGTAAACCCGATAAACAACGCCGCGGCCGCGCTCGCGTCCGTGACGGCACGCACTTCACAGTCAAGGAAGTACCCCGCGTTCTCGTCCACCTCAAACGCGAGGGGGCCGATCAGTTGGGTGATGCCGTCTTCTTCAGCTACACAGGCCAGTTGCAGGCCGCGCCGGGGCAACCCCGGATCAACAATCGAACCGCCAGCCGATCCGGCGATATGCACGTTGTAGTGCACGATGTGGCCGTTGTCGACGTAGGTGCCACCGAAGTCCGATGGGTCTGTGAGCTGGAGTCCATCATTCATAGCCATGATTTTTCTCCCTTAGCTCGTTGGCGCAGTGGCGTCGAAGTACTGCTCCACGCCGCCCGAATCGAATCGTTCGGCGTAAATGTACTCATCGAACATGAAGATCGCATCCGCACGCCGACCAACAAGTCGCTCTGTCTCAGTTTCCAGGTCGTGGCCTTCGACCAGCACGATCGCCATCTTGGCAAAGGTGCCGCCCTTGAAGTCTCCACTGCTGTCCGCACCGACAACGGCATCGAACACAATGCCGGCGCCACCCATCGTCATCTCCACGACGCCATTCTTGATCAGGTCTTCGGTGAGGCCACCGTAGATGCTGATGTTGCCAATCGGCGCCAGTTCGGCCGACAGGTCGCGTCGCTGGAAGGGGTGATGCACGGAGAAGAACGGCGCGACGCCGTGCTCCGTTGCGTTGCCCTCGATCGTCACCACAGCCGCTTCGATGTAGCCCTCAGCGAAGGTCGTCCCCGCGCCGCCGAATGACGTGCTGAATTGATCGAGTTGCGTGATGCCGTCTTTGCCCTTCGTGCGCGCCATTGAGCTGCCAGCCAAGCTGCCAGTCTGCGCAAACACGTTGGGGGAAATGCGACGCCGCACCCGGTCGGTCATGATGATCTCAAAGCCCACCTCTTGTGGGGTGGCTTGGAGAAGCTGATCGACCAGTTGCTGCGGCGCGTTGAACTCTTCACCCTCGCTGATTGGCTGTGCGTCATTCAGACGGCTCAGCGCGACCTCTTCCCAGGTCAGCCCTGTGCCCTCGGCGAGCCGCTGCCGGTCCACGAGCTGGGGCATACGCCCCTCTTGCTCGCGCACGATGCGGGCGGCCGCCTTGATGACGGGTAGTGAATCAGCCAGAGACGAAGTGGTAGTAACGCCTGCTGCCATGATTTATCTCCGGATGTACCCCGTGTCCAACATCGCCTGTTTCGCTTCTTCAAGCGAATGCGAATTAGGGTCGTCCCCCCATTCGCGGATAATGGTCAACGGGTCTTTGGATTTTGCCGGTACTGCCGCAGCGGGTGGATTGGCCCCAGCCGCTGCTTTCCGCCGAGCCAGGCGCCCATTGCGTCCGTCTTGATCGTCAACCCAGTCACGGGCAATATCCACGGCCTCGAACGGGTTTTCTGACTGACTCCCTTTTTGCCATATTTCGGCGGGAATCGTCGTCGGGTCCACGTTCTGTGACTGGGCGTAACTCACAATCCGTTGCTGTGCTTGCTGCCATTCCGGCGGCAAGGGCGGCTGCTGAGCGGTCTGCATCTCCGAGCGCAACTCATCCATCATGGCGGCGCGGTCGGATTGACTCTGAAATGTATCGATCAAGGAGGCGACACTGGTCTTCGACTGCTCGTCCAATACATCGGAGGTGGAAATGCCCTGAGCGAGCGCTACAAGGAGTTGGTCGCGGTTGTCCATACGAGTGAGAAGTTCCTCGACCCGCTTGGACCCCTTATCGACTTCACTCTGTAACCCACCCACCCGGCCCATCGCTGACTGGAGTTGCATCACCCGATCAGCATTCAGGCCGAGTTCGTCGAGCCGCGATTGCACGGGGTCGGCGACTACCTCAGAGGCGGCTGCATCGTCTTGCTCAGAGGAAGGGGCGTCTACCTCGGTAACCTCATCGGCTACCGGCGCATCCGCTACTTGCTCCGGGGAAAACTCCGCAGTGGCCTCTGCGTTTTCATTCTCTGGCGGCATAGTCTTTCTCCACCATTCCTTTCAAACTATACGGAATCCTTATTGATCACGCCACTTAGTACCGGGCACGGCGTGCCCGTGGTGCGCGACGTGTCTGACCAAACCGTTGCCGAATGCCAGACTCCACCTCCCCAAGCGATGTGTTGTATTCCGACGCGAGTTGGGAACCAAACGCGGCACGCTCATTCGGCGTCAGGGAACCCATCAATCCCGGCGTCGGCATCCGGAACCCAAACTCCAGCGGGGCGGGTCGCTGCCCAGCAAGGACATCGCGCGGCCCCGGCGGGAGGAACGCCCGCTTGCGTTCGACAATGCCCGCTTGGGTAAACATCGGCGGCACGGGGAAGTCGGGAATCGTGTAGTTGAACCCGGTCAGCGCGTTATACCCCTGCGCCGTCGGGTGAGGGTATCCATGCTCCGCACGTGGTAGGCGCCCAAACTGTGCTAACCGTGCCGCGCGTGGCGACATCTGGTTCATCGGGATGACCTTCAGTGGCGCGCCGGTGGGGTTGAGCACGAGTTCCGGGTTGGGCCGGCCGAACGAGGAATCTCCCGTAATCAGCGCCCGCGTTCCGCGCGTCTGCCCCCCGTATTGCAGTTCAGGGAGTTCTGCATCAAACCCCGAAAGCCCCTGGTCGCGCAGTCTCCGAAGTGTATCTGCATCAAAGCGGTTTCGAGCCCACGCTGCTGCTTCAGGTGTGCCGTATTGAGAAGGATCAAAGGGGTCGTCAAACATTCTTTCCGGGTCAGATATTTCTAGATCTGCGCCAGCACCATCTGGCTGAATCCAACCTGAACCCGGACCACCGGGCGTAATAACTCTGGGTGGAGGAGGGGATTCGTCAAACTCTGTTTCCGGGTCAGGTATTTCGTCGTCAATCGGCGGCTCGTCAATCGGCGGCTCGTCAATCGGCGGCTCGTCAATCGGCGGCGGACTCCACGGCGGTGGCATCTGTGGCAGCGGGGTGGAGACAGGCGGCGCCGCTCCCGGCGGGTAGATCCCAGCCGCTTGATCAGCGAGGAATGCCTGAATGTCGGCGAACTGCTGTGCCGATTGATTGAGCAGGTCCGCCTGGGTTGTCTGCGGCCACCACGGCGTCTCTCCCCGTGCCGTCGCCATGCCCCATCCCACATCGGCCGGGTTCCGCAGAAGCTCGGCCTGCTGCTGCGTCTGCTGCAACGCCAACTGACCGAACTGCGGGATCAACCCTGTGAGCTGCCCGAACTGCTCAGTACCCGCCCGGATGTTCGCCTGGCGCTGATCCTCAAGAAGTTGCCGTGCAAACCGGGACTCAAGCCCTGCCTGCGTAACGTCAAACTGGCGCACCGTTTCGGGGAATTCCTGCCCAAACTCCCACGCCCGTTGCCCCTCGGTCACCATGCTCGACCGCACCGACTCGGCCAGCTCTGCATTTCGTGCAGCCAGATTGCCGATATCCGCCGCCGACATCGTGTTGTGACGCGCCATCGAGTTGGCAAGTGAGCCCTTCTCGTACGCCGACATCTGAGTGAAGTTGCGGTCGGATTTCAACCAGGCGAGCGCGTCGACCGTGGGGACTTTGTAGGTGACCCCATCGATCGTGATGTCTACGAGATCGGCCTGCGTCAGGGCGTAATCGAGCGCCGTCTCTGTCCCTACCTGAAAGTCTTGGTCGCCGAGCGCGATCGTGTGCAGGGTTGGGGCAGCCTTATAAATATCGATCTTGCCACCACTCTCCCCCAGAACGGCATCCCGAATACCTTGGGAACCCTCGCCGCGAGCCAACGCAGCGCCGATCGCCGTTGTAAGCGATTCCAGTGTCACGTTTCCGTAATCAGTGAGAAGTTCTGGGTGGGCATTGAGGACCGCCTCGGTCGCTGCCGTGGCATCCTCCGTCTGCGAACCCGGAGGGAGGAACTCCGATACGTTGACCTTGTACACATCCCAGATCCGCTGGGAAACCTCTGCGGCATCACCACCCTGGTCGAAGGCGGCGTACACCAACGCCGACAATTCCGCCTGATTCGTCTTTTCCGACAGGCCTGGATTGCTAGCTAGGAGTCCCGCTGCATACGCCGATGCGGATGTTTGCTCCCGGCTCGGACCACTCGGACCCGCGGCGGCAGAAATGTCAACACCAGTCATGCTTTTGATCATCCGGGCAACTTCGGCGTGGTTCCCATCACGCCCAAAGACGCCCCGGATCAGCGTTTCGAGGTCTACAACGCCTGCATCGCCGACCCACCCCGCCACCTCGCCCATCTCCGCCGCCTGCCCACCTGTGGGCAGAAGGCCGGGAATCTGCGGGAATCGGTTGATGATGCCGGCCGCATAGTTCGCTGCGTCTTGCGGCGACGTTCCAGGCTCACCCGCCGTACCCGTAAGGAGGTCAAGCCAGCCCTCCAGATTGGACGACGTAGTACCCGTCGCGACCGTTTGAGTAAGGAGGGCGGGGAAATTCGCTATAGCTTTGGTTTCAGGACGTGCTATATAGAGGGCCTGCCGAAGCTTGGTAATCTCGGCTTCGTCCCATACGGTCGTGGCCTTCCAGTCGAACAACTCTTTGCCGGTCACCGGATCAAAAATGGCTCCGGCACCTGCGCCGCGTTGGACGTAATCGACTTGGTCGGGAACGGCTAGGGGGCTGTAATACCAGCCGTCTCCGTGACGGGCCTGGCATCTCGCGTCTTCATCTTGGATGCCGCCAACCTCGTCCGCGGGTGGCAAGAAGGTTTGCGGGTCTTTGGGTCGGTCACTTACGCAGGCTCCGGCCATCAGTTACTCCGTTCCCAATGTCCTATAGATCTCTTCGAGTTCTGGGCCAGTGAGATCGAGCAGGCCATAATTGTATGCGCGCTGCGCCAAATCAGGATTTGCTTTGACCCAAGCACTCTCTTTAGCATTCTTCCTCCGAGAATACGCCGCCGCGTCGGGGGAACTCATCACCCGATTCCTCGCCTCTTCCAGTTGTGTATCCCGGCTGAACCCTGACCACGCAGATTCTCCCTGCACATCCAGAAGTCGCTTTTGCGTTCTCCCCCAGACCCAATGTACGAATGTATTCCGCCACGGCACGGCGTCTGGAACATCCTCGTGGAAATCCTCATACAACTGCTTGATACGAAGTGCTTGCTCCTCAAGGCCGGGGTGGGCCAACAGCAAATTTTCCCACGGCTTATCCCGAGTTTTCCGATAGTAGTCCGTGTCGCCAAGCGCATCGGTCACCTCGCGGTAGTCGTACATCGCGTTGGCAACCACCTGGTTGTCCCACTGCACCCCCACGAACGTGCCTTGACCGCGGCCTGTGATGTACTCCTCTGGGGTCGACCCTCGTTCACGAAGGCGTTCCATCGCCGCCGGGTCACCCTCAATAGCCGCCACGCCCTCCGCCACGATGCGATCACGCTGGAGGTCGCGTGTGTAGTAATCAACGATCTCGGTAACCGGATCTTTAAGCACCTCTTGGCTATGCCACTCCAGCGCATATCGATCCTCAACGAAATAGTCCTCCGCACGTTCCTCGGACTGCGCCAGGATGTCGGGGTTAGCAAAGATAGCTGCATAGAGCAGCGCCTTTTCCTGCATCAGGCCGCGCAAGAGTGTGGCTTGGCTCTCTAAAGACATGCTAAGGTCCAGGGTGGTCGCTACGATCCCACCGGGCATCGCAGCGACCTCATCCGTGGTGAACGCTGTGCCGTCTGGGCCTATGAACCCGGCTTTCAGAAGTTTGTCTGCTACCTCCTGCTCTGCCAGGGCCATCTTGTTATTGACAAGGTTGAAGGAAGCAGTCGTTTGTACATCGAGTGGTATCTCGTCGCCTACATCCCCAAATATCTCTTGAACGGCCTCAGATGCAAAGACCTCTTTCCTCTGGTCGACATTCAGCTCGACGAAGCGGAACGGTGTCCCGTCGTCCTTCACCAACTTATTCGCTTCTTCCTCCAGCACGTCACCCAGCGCCGTGTACACGCCCACCCCGACGCCGGCGACCACGAACGGCGCCGTGGCTAGGCCGGTAAGCAGCCCCTCTTGCTTGATGACCTCCCACAATTCCTGCACGGTGATCGGCAAGAGATTGGACTGCGCCAACCTCGCCGCAGTTATCTGCTCCCCGCTAAAGGTTTCCCCGGTAACAACATCAATAAGGAATGCCGCCTGTGGAGAGAGCTTCGCCCGCGCAAATCCGGCGACTGTTTTTTCTAGGGGGCGTTCCATTATTTCGCCGGTGCCGGTCCGGATGCTTTCCCCTGTGACGAGGGCGTGGATCGTTCTCATCAGCCCCGCCTGGCCCGCTGACATATCCAGCCGAAGATTGCCCAGCTTCATCACCCCGAAATTTGCATGGCCGGGATCGAGTTGCACCTCAAACCCAGACAGTTTTGCCAGGCCGAGCCCCGTGCCCCACGCCACGTAGTAGGTCACAAGATCCTTCGCTACTTCCTTCCGGAGCTGCCTGCTTGCAGCCGACCTGCCAGGAACCAAGAGCCCCGCCGGGGAAAACGTAGGATGGAGCGGCGCGAACAACATCTGAAGTCGTGATGCGAGGAATCGCGGAGAGAACATTGTGTCGGAAGCGAAATTCATCAGGCCCGGAGGTATTTCGCCAAAGATCGGCAAGCGCGTCTCCCCGCGACCGGTAATCACGTTCACCCAGCGCGCGAGATTCTTATAGTCATTCGCGGTCACATCTGGAAGACCCCGGAAAATCTCTGCTACGTGATCGAAGTATTTCGTTCGCAGCCAGTTGCCCGTATAGACATACGCCCGGTTAGATGCCCGAATGAACCGCAGGCCCTTAATGAAGGGGAATTCATCAGCTAACTCGCTCCGGAATTCTTCCGGGGTATGTGTCCTTGATGTGGACATCCCTGGATTATCCAGCAGGTCAAGCTGCCCGCGAGCCGCTATTGCAGCCTCATCCATCCACTCAGGTGCTATGCGCAACTCCGCATCAAGCTGTCGTGCCACATCATCGCTTCGCATGACTGGCAGCAACGAAGAGAGGTGCTCCCGATAGAAGTTTCGCGAGATCAGCGGGAGCCCCTGGCGCATCAACATGCTGATATCCGTGGATGCCATGATGGCGCGAGGGAAGTTCACCGCGTCCATAAGGGTAAGCCACAGTTCCCGCCCAAGGCTTGTGAACTTCGCAACAAGCACGTTTACTGTTTCATCCCCAAGCGCCTTCCGTAGATCTTCGAGGCGTCGCTTCCCCGGCACCCGGCCACGCAACACCAGATCATTCAGGGCCTCCATCGCGTGGAATGAATCCCAGAACTCGCCACTCTGAATATGCGCGACAAGATCTTCGTAATCCCCCTCATCCATCACCTTGATGAGAGCCCCATCCGGCAGCTCAAGCATTTCTTCAGGAATGTCCCGACCTTTGAATGCCGCTCTTACCTCTTTCGCCCCTGCGGCGGTGCCCAGTTCTTGAAACGGTTCCGCAAGTGCCCGTTTCTCACCGACGCTCCTTGACCTCGCTAAATTGGCCAGAGCGCGTAGCTCCTCGGGTTCAACCGTATCCAGCATCGTCTGGAATCTAGCGACCGCGAGAGGCATTGTGGTCGCGCGCGCAGCCACAATCACCTCGGCAACCTCCGGGGTGATCGGCTTCAGCGTTTCGACCATCTCGGGAGTGAGCCGGTTAGAAATCCTGAAGTCACTAACAGTTTTTGGTACAACGCTACGGATTATCGGAACCTTTTCGATCGCGAATTGCCCCGCGTACGCAAGCCGCCCCAAGAGAGGGCTGTCAGCCAACTCCACGTCCCTCGCGTAGGGAGCCGTCTTGCGCGCCGCGGCCGTAAGTGCGGCCTCCACCGCATCGTCGATCGCCGTTTTCGCTGTTACCGCCGCACTGCCAAGGCCAAGGTCAACAGAGATGCTCCCTGGGTGAAGGCCCACGCCTTGCAGGCCCTGCACGGCACTTTCTGCCTGTGCGCGGGCAGCAGCAGCAGCTTCAGCCACGCGCTCCGCCGGCGAGAGACGGGGTGGGTCCACGCGAGAAATCGCAAGAGGGTCGCGAATCGGGGTCGCCGTCGCCAAATCGCTCGCGTACCCCCCAGGCCCACCCGGCCACGGCTGGTCTGCTGCTGCCTCCGCAAGCGCCCGCTGTTGCGCAGGGCTAAAGGCGAAAGGACCGGGCGCGTCCGCTGCCCAGGAGCGCGTCGGTACCTCACCGAGTAATTGTGGCGGCCGGAGAGTGGAAGCGGGGTCTAGGCGCTGGAGTGCCGCGGGGATGCCTTCGGCGGCAGCGGCGTACGCGAATCGCGCCGCCACGACGGGTGTTACTCCGAGTCGTACCAGGGCTCGCATGAACGATTTGGGATTCAAAACCACCAACGCCGTACCGGCGGCCACCCCAAGACCTGCCGGGAGGCTGCCCGTTTTCTCACCCGCTGTGATACCGGCAGTCCCAATCAATGTCTCCGCGATGATTGCCACAACGCGCCGTAGAACAGGTTTCCCCACAAGTTTGCTGCCAAGCACGATCCCTGGAGCGGCGCCTCCTGTGAGCCATGTAATAGGAGCCAGAACAACATCGAGGGTGGTATCAACAAGTTCATCCCCGGTATTCACATCCACTACAGGCTGCGTCACCGCCCGAACCGTCTCGACCGCAGACTCTTTGGCAAATTGCCAAATTTCGCTCGTCACTGCCCCCAGTACATCGAAAACCCCAGTCGCCGGGTCGAAGTACTCCTTGAAGTAATTGTCTGCGATGTTGAAGGACGCCGCCTCCTGCATGTCAATCCGCAGGGCTGGGTCGTTCTGGAGGATGGTCCCTACACGGTATTGTGTCGCTGGATCTGCCGCCTGTAGGCCGATGATGAACTGTTTCATCGCGTCGGGTTGCGGGGGAACGCTAACGCGCTCGAACCCCACATTCGTCTGAACCGTCCGCTCGCTGCCTAGTGTCGCCTCAATGGCTCCCCGGAGCTGACTCTCAATAGCACTCCACTCACCCAGCTCTCGCTGCGGCGCGTCTAAGGACAGCCCTTGTTGTAGATTGAATGGCGCTGCGACCCGCAGTCGCTCTTGGCGTTCCAGTTCCGCAGCGTTCCGTCGCCGTTGCACCGCCTGCCCCTCAGCGGCCCCCATAAACCCCACGCCGGGTTGTGCCGCGAATGCCGTTCGCTTCCGGTCCTGTGCCCGTTCCGCGTACCGCTCAAAATCTTGGAGTAGCCTCTGACGAGGGTATTGTGACCGCACCTGCGACCAAAATCCGGCCTGGCGTTCCAATTCCGGTTGGAGCGCCTGCCGACGCACTTCTTCTTGGGCTTGGTCGCGTTGCTGCTTCTGCCTTTGTGCATCTTCAAACCCAATAATCCCCACCCCCGGCTGCGCCCCCATCGCCGCTCGTTGCCAACCGCGCGCCTGTTCGTCTCGTCGGTTCTGCAACTGTCGGCGTTGCTGCTGCTGGTATGCCTCGATGGTCCCGCCAAAACGCACCCCAGGCGATACCGACATCGCCAACTGTCCCGCCTCTCGATCTCGCTCAGCCAGTCTCCGCAACTGCGTCCGCTGATCGCGTTGACGTGTAGCAAAACCCTCGCGCTGGATCGTTTCCCAATCTCCTGAACGCCGAAGATTTTCACGTCTGATCGCTAAAATCTCCGCCAGCGTCTGGTTTAATTGATTTGGCGCGTCAGCCCCGAGACTGAAGCCCGACGGCCCGGTATAGAGATTTGGCGTCACCATCGGATTAGCCTCTCAGCGCCGTCGGCGGTGGTGGCCCCAGTGGCCGCGGGCTGCCTGCTTGCGGACCCCCAGGGCGCGGGCCAGCCGGCCGAGCACCCTCTGGTCGAGGGGCAGCCGTTCGGGGACGGCCCGGTGCGCCACCCGGTCGTGGACCCCCCGGCGCTCCACCGGGTTGCCCTTGCGGTTGCTGCAATTCCGTAATCAAGCGTTGGGCGACTTGCTGCATCTGATTCGCCATCACCGAATCATGCTGCCCGCTGTCCAGCCCGGCTTGGATATCGGCGAGGAGCTTGGCACGCTGTTGGCCCGGCGTCGTGCGCCGGTCGTACGCATCGGCGATCCGTCCCAAGACCCGCGCTTGCCGTGCCGCCGCCCGCGCCGCCACCCCGATCTGCCGTTCGCTCAGCTCGCCACTCACCGGAACGCCGCCGCACGCTGATCTTGGAGCGCGTTCATACGGCCCTCGGTGACGGCCGCGGCGGCGGGATTCCCCAAGCCGTCCACGCTCGTGAGCATGGCCGCGTCCCCCTCCGTGGACGGCGGTGGTGTCGGCACGCCGCCCCCTCCCTGCATCTCGCGCATCGCATTCGCAGCGAGCATCTGCCCGACTTCGCCCATGCCGGTCAGCGCCATCATCAAGCGCGCCATTTGCATCTGCGGCGCGTTGGTCGTGTTCTCCACCGCGCGTTCATCCATCTCCTCCTGCGGGTTCGGAATCCCGGCCTGGATCATTGCCGTCTTGGCACTGATCGGGAGGGAGCGGAAGAGGTCGGACCAGAGCCGCGCATCCCGCGCTTGAATCGCCCGCTCGTCGCTCGTGGACAGTTCCACGAACGTGTGGTGGTAGCCCTTGATCTCGCTCGGCTTGATCGTCACTTCCGAGACGTCGGTGGACGTCGCGGCGTAGACCGTGACCGGCACCTCGAAGACGTGTTCAATGTCCTGCAAGATCGTCTGGTTGGTGCGCATCACGATCCGGCGCATGGCATTGACCGGCCCCGACAGTTTCGTCGCCGCGTTGCGCATGTTGTTGTCGGCCTCGGTCGCCGTATCCACCCCGCGTTGCGCCATCCCGCCGAGGGCACCGAACTTCGTGCTGCGGTCGAGGTCGTCAATCATGCGGCCGACGAATTGGAGCACCGTGAGCGGCGCCTCGCCGGCGGCGGCGTAATTGATCGTCTGGCCCTCTTTGAGATCCTTCTGCTTGCCGGGGCCGAACTCGAGCGGGTCTTCGTCTTCGTTGTCCATCCCCGTCGTCAGGATCAGCGGCCAGACGTGCATCCGCAGCCAGGACTCCATCGCGGTCAACTGCCGGTCCTTCGCCGTGATCATGGTGCGCAGCGGACGGAGCAAGCCGACGTAGCGGTCCTCCGGCCGCGGCTCCATGTTCGCCGTGGTGTTCCAGCCCCAGTCGGGGTCGGCGATGAAGTACGGCACGTAGCCCGACCAGTTGCCGTCGGGGTCGATCCAGGAGTAGGGGTTGTCCTGATCCAATTTCAGCTCGTGCTCGATCCAGATGCAGTGCTTGCCCGGATCGTCGCGACCGGGACGCGAGTAGTACTCGATCAGTTGCACTTCACTGGTCGGGTCTTTTGCGGCCAGGTCGGCATCGTCGGGGAACATGCGGGCACACGATTGTGCCAGCACCGTCTTCTCTTCAAAGACGTAGGCGGGATTCCAGGGCGTCTCCAGATCCTCGTAGACTGTGAGCGGTGGCACGAGCTGGTAGTTCCAGATGAAGTGCTCACGCCCCACCCGTTCGACCGCGCGCCGCCACTGGTCGCGGTCACGTCGGTCGGCATCGGCCGGCGGGGGATCGGGCAGCAACTCCCAGTTGATCGTCTTCTTGAGGATGAGCCGCCCTTTGATGATGTGTTTGCGCCCCTTCCCGAAGGGGTCGCCCTGGTCCTCTTCCACGCGCCGCCACCAGAGGTCGAGGAAAATGCGGAAGCGTTCCGCCAGTTCCTCCGCGGCCTCCTTGGAGTCCTTCATCGGGCGCGCCGGGACCGAGATAAGCGGCGTGGTGAGAATGTGGTTGGCGGCGTTCTCCACGGCGTCGTAGGCGGTGGAGGTGATAATCGCCTCTAGCCCCTCATCGTCCCAATCGTCGGGCAGGAACGTGTCGCCGTAGTCCCCGGTCACGTACCGCTCGTCCTTCTCCATCTCCGTCCGCAAATCGCTATAGAGCGCCTTCGTGCTCTCGAACAACTGCAACAGGTCATCGAGTTCAGGCACGGACCATCTTCCCTCCCCGCAAGACGCGCCGACGGCGGCGGCGGTTCTTGCCGGTAAATGTCGCATAACTCTTCGTCGGCGTATTCGTCGTCACCCGTTGGATGCCGAGGTAGATCGCTAACGCAGCAGCTTGCACGCAGTCATCGTAGTACCCCGCGGGGTGGTCGTACCGCACCCCACCCCCCGGTAGGATGGATGCCTCCACCATTTTCAGTTCCTTACGCAACTGATCGTCCTCGGCGGCGAAATGCACACGGTGGTGTTGCATCTCCGCGTTGAGTGAGCCCAACAGGCGCGCTTTGGATTCGTTCGTGTATTTGAACTCCACGACATGGCAGCCCATACGCCGCAAGTGGCCGGCCGGTCCTGCGCCGACGCCGGTCACATCCATGTGCAAGACGCGGCAGTGGTAGTCGCGGTAGATCCGGGCGACGTGTTCTTCCACGTCCGGGTAGTCCAACTTGTTGACGCGGTAACGGTAGACCAACATCTGGTCCGTCACGTCAAAGATGTAGGCGACGGTGAAGTCGTGTTCCTTGGCAAGGTCGAGGCCCATGTAATAGCGGTGCCCCGGCTGGTAGTCACGGAACTCCCCATCGAAGCACTCATCCACGTTGCGGAAGACGGTCCCCTCGATATCGATCCACGCCGCCATGATCTGCTGTTGAAATTCGTCCTCAGTCAGCTCCTTGCGCATTGCCTCGATCTGCGCCGTGCTGATCGTCGGGTTGGCCTGGGAGGGGACGCAGGCGGAGTAGTAATCAATCTCCTCGGCGTCGCGGTTCTCGGCTTGCTGTCCGAGGGCGTAATAGGAGCGGAAGCGCCCCTTGCCCTTCGGGATGCCGAACGCGATCAGGCGCCCCTGGGAGTCCAGCAGCGAGGGGATGAGCCGGTTCCAGGCCTCCTCGATGATGTCCTGTGCCTCGTCGGCCAGCACCGCGGTGACCCGATCGCCCTGCACGCTGATGGCGTTATCGGCCGACTTGGCCTGCGCACGAGCACCCGTCTTCAGATCGACAAACATGCGCTTCTTGTTGCGGTCGCGCACCAGCTCGTCCAGTTCCGGGATGAAGGTGGACTCCCAGAACGGCTCCCAGATCTTCATGGCCAATTCCTGGGTCGGCGCCAGCACGTAGACGAGCGGGTTCTGTTCCTTGCCGTGGACGGTTTTCGGCGGTTGGAGCAATTCGTCCCACGTCGCGGTGACGCCGGCGGTGGACTTGCCCGAGCGACGCCCACAGGGCAGGATGACCCGCTTCTCCTGCCGCGCGTGGACATGTTTCAACTGCCAGTTGAACGGTTGGTACGGCTCGCCGCGGTTGAGCACGTCCCAGGCGAAGCTCCGAAGGACGGCCTGCTTCGTCACTCGTAGTCCTCGTCCACGATGTCGTATTCCACGGTCTGGTAGAGGGCGGAGCTGCCATCGTCCCGACGCGCGAAGAGCGCCTTCAAACTGCGGGTGCTGGGGTTTGCCCGGTTTTCTGACGGTTTGCCATACCCGTGGATCAGGGCCAGTTCGACGATCTTGGCATTGGGTTTGCGGCCGACGAGTTGCTTGACCTTGGTGCCGTCGTCGTTCGTCTGCCATTCATAGATGGGATCGCCCTTCATCCCTTCATCGATCGCTTCCAGGATCTGGGGCAGCCGCGATTGCATCGCCTTGCGCATCATGGCCTGGTCGTACTGCTGGCCGTTAGGCAGCACGATGGGATACTGGGGGTCGGGGTCGGGCAGCTTCGCCGGAAGGCGACTCTCAGGGACACCGTTTGCCATCGCTACCTCCCGGACCGCGTTATTGAGGGCGTACCAGCCGTTCTGGCGTGCGTGGGCATAGCGGCGTGCCGACCGCGGTCCGCGAAACCGACGCGTCGTCCCACGGGGATGGGCCGCATGCCAGCGTCCGATCGCGGATTCCGTCGCTCCAACGCGCGGCATTCACTGCAACCGTGGCGGCATCCGTCGCGCCATGCGACCCGCGCCCGGCAGGATGGCATTGGCCGGCGGTCCGGGGGCCACCGGGCGGGCAGCCAAGGGGTTCAGGGGGTTGGCGGTTTGCTGGGGCGCCACGGGGAGTTTGGTCGCGTCCAGTTGGGCACGCAGACGGGCGTTCTCTTGTCGCAACGCCACCAGCTCCTGCGTCTGGGCGTTGGCCTTGGTTTGCTTCGCCATCGCACACTCCTTGCACCGATCGAGATGGTGGACCGATCCTACTCGGAAATCGAACCAATTTCTATCGAAACGCCGAAATGATCACCCGCGTACACCGATGTACACCATCCACACCTATTCCCAGGCTGGATAGTACGAGAGATACGCAGGGCTGTTACCGCTTCCGTGCTGCGTTTTTCTTTTCCACCTTCTTGGCCTTGGCCTTCGCGGCCGCGCGCCGACCCTTCTTCGTGTACGGATATTTCTTGCCACGCACCATCGGCATTACTTCGACTCCTTCTCTTTTTTCCACTGGGCCAGGACATCCGCCCACGTGCTCGCGTCCAACATGCGATCCGCTTGGTCCGGCACTCCCCGTTCTTTCGTCTTCGCGCCGCGCCTGTCCGTTCGCCTGCCGGCCATTACTTCGATCCCTTCTTGCGATTCGTCTTGCGAGACACCACCCGGAGATTCTTCCGCGCGTTCGTCCCGCCCTTGCTCAACGGCCTGCGGTGATCCACCTCGTTCGGATTCCCCTTTTTCAACCCCGCCGCCCGCCGCGCCTTGTTGCGCGCATTCCGCCGCGCCCGCTGCGCCGCCGTCCCATGATACGTCCGGTATTCCCTCTTGTAGTCGCGTGCCATCCAATCTCCCCTCAGAGAAATCGCACACCCAGTTCCCAAATCCTACCCTAGACCACAGGGGATTGCCGACAGAGGGGGGTATGACCC